ATTGAACCACTCAGTAATAGCCATGACAATGCCAGTCATGCCAGTAATGCGGTCTTTCACCTCATCACCAAGGTTGATGTTAGGACGCATGGTAGAATTCTCCTTTGATAAAGTGTGAGATATTGTGGTTTACTTGGTGCGGGTGAATGATGCGGGAGTGCAGTGATAGAATTGAGGGCGGTGGGGGTCGGGTTGGTAGACGCCGACTGAACGAGCTAGGTTGTTGCACCACTCCGATAGTTCATCGGGAGTAGAGGGGCCTTGATGGATACGTGTGATGGGGAGGATAGGGCAGCTTGCCTTGACCTCCTTGGATGCTGCGTGAATGATGTCCCGGTGCAAGGCGACGTGAACGGGCATGTAGATGCCACGAATGTAGATAAACTTAGCTTCGGAGATGAGAGCAGCTTGAACTAGGCTAAGCGGAGTGATGTCGGGTTGACGTGCTGCAACTGCCGTGGATAGCTGCGACATTTCTATTTTCCTCACTTTGGATGTTTCGTAAAGGATGTCGATGAACTGACGGTGCTTAGATTCGAGCATAGTCTCGCTCCTTACTGATGACGGAGGGCCTAGACTAGGGCGTTTATCGAATCGGGTGTTATTGGATGCGTTCGGGATTGAAGTGCTTGACGATTGCTCCTGCAAGTGCCAAGGGGATTGTGAGAAGTGGCTCATATTCGTTAAGCACGTCCTCTTTTGTGATGTGTGCATAGCGTTTGGTGTCCACAATGTAACGTTTAACCTGTGGATCAAGGTCAGGAAATGAGGAGGTGACATCAAGCCACGTAGTAAGAATAATCATGATGTCACCTTATTAAGCGGGTGGCGATGATGAGCACGGTGATGTAAGTGAAAGCACCAAACGCAAAGGTGGTGCATAAGCCAATGACGAACACGAAAACTGGTGATGGCTTAGGCATTGACCACCTCACTTACTTCAGAGTAACCAGCAGCATGAAACAAGTCCCATGACTCTCTCATTGTTGGTGCTAAAAATCTGTCTACCTCTGTACCTTTGTGTAAAACACGGATGAGATAGTACATGTTGTCCGTGCTGCCACAGAACATCTTAAACTCTTTTATAGCTTTGCAAGAGAGGTTAGGCATTGCCAGCCTCCGTGATGAAACGGTTGTGACGGTAAGGGTAACGACGCTGCATCTCGGCATTGATGGCGTTGAGTTCCTCCAACTCCATGTCAGTGAAGGTGGATGATGGACGTGCGAGAATGCGGGCGACGATGTTTAGGAGCTGGTCATCAGACATCGAACGAACGATTGATTGCTCAAGCCATTCGAGAGCTGACTCAAGCTGGTCGAGAGAGCGAATTGGAATCTTCATGTAACACCTCCATGTTACATACATCATTTACTTTAACTTATGATCGAGTGGCCCTAGACTAGGGGGTGCTGAGTGGTACAGGTTCGGGATGGCCTTCCTCGATTCTGTATATATTATATCAAATCCACCTTACCTTGTCAAATGAGATGAGTGCTAAGTTGCTGATTCTACAGGTACTTAGCTTAAGATTTCTTGAAATGTTTAATGAATAGCGCCCCTAGTTTGGGTATGGATAGTGAGATATGGGCGTGATAAAATCGGTTTTTTTTTTAAAATTTTCAACGAAAAAAGAGACAAAAAAAAAAGCCCCACCCGATTAAGGGTAGGGCTTGAGAGGTTAGGCGACCTTCGCGGCGGCTTTGGTGCTAGCCGGGGCTTTGTGCTGACCGTTGGCTTCGGATTCACCTGTCTGGTACTTGTCCATGAATCCGATAAGGTCTTCCACGCGGGACAGGTCTTCAGTCTCGTTAATGATGCGTTTCATCATGTCCCGGAGACAGGTAAAGACCAACTCTTCATGCTTGCCAATGGTGCCATCGGAACAAACGAACTTTGTGAAGTCCGCGAACCGTTTCTGAATGCGGGACTCCACTGGCGCTGTGCGGGCTTTGGAGCGCAGGAAAGTGGCTTGTGCGTTCGCCTTGCGTGCCCAGAGCTCTGCAACCTCCTCATTATCGGTTTGAGGCACTGGAAGTTTCTTCAGTGTCTCAGCCCAATACGGAGAGAGAATGTAGGGCTTAGGCAGGGGCTTTCCATCCGCGTCTTTTTGGTTAAAGGATTCATCACGGATGATAACGCCTTCGCCCCCAGAGAGAGCCAACATGTAACGGCGAGACTTTTCGGTCGGGAAGTACTTCGGCATCTCACGTGCGCGAATCATCCAGAGGCGGATGTTCGTTTCCGTGAGGCCATTGATTCCCAACTTGGAGGTTTCCTTGATGAGAACATTGACACCATCTGGGTACTTCTCAGCGAACTTGTTGAACCGTTCGCCAACAGAGATGCGAGACTCGGCAGCCCCTACCATCTTCTCAATGGCGAATTTCACGGTTTCAACAGCGTCACGTTTCTGCTGCTTGCCCCACCCATCTGTGAGTTGCGTTAGACGGGTATCCATGAGCACGATCTGTTTACCTTCGATGGTAACAGGAGTGCTGCTGAATTCAACGGGAACTTGCTCTGTTGCTGGCGTCTCATTGGATGGTTCGGAAATGTGAGTTGCGGCAACTTCGGCAAGGGTAGCAGTGTTTTTCTTATTTGACTTTGCCATTTTGTGTTCACCTCATTTAGTTTTGGCCTCTAACGCCTCATGCGAGGTGTTAACTCGCACTACGCAGCACTACGGGAATTGATGCACTAAGCTGATTCTCATGGACTCGCACTGTCCCACCGTGGTTTTCCCAATATGGACCATTAGCTTTTTGAAGTTGGATGTCGTAGTACAGTGTGTTTGTGACTTGATAAACGATTATTCTTGTGTTCATGGGAACACCTCCCATGAGGTGTTAGAGGTGGTACATCTCATGCAAGGTATTAAGCTTGCATCCGTCTCGCAAAGTGACGGTAATGTGATGTTGACTCTCTTGAGGTGAATAGGGTTAAGAGAGTAATGGTAAGCTGAAAGATGGTTCTCATGTGCGTAATACCTCCCATGAGATGTACCGGGTTAGATAGAAACTATGAGCTAAGACTAGCAGGAGTGTATCTCATGCGAGGTGCCATTCTCGCATTATTGGTTTGTTACCACATCAATAGCATCGGGAAATGGTGAAAAACCTAACCAAGTGAAATATTTACTGTAGATTTTTCCAGTGTCCCACATTAACCCATCTAACGTGAGGATATCTGTATACATCTCATCTGTGACTTTAATCTCATCCATGTGATAACACCTCCCATGAGACACACTACTTTCGTCTCTCTCATCCCTTGCGGCCAATGTCTCAGATGCTCCGTAACGCCTGAGAGTGATGCCTTGCTAACCCATGCGTACCATGTTCGGACTCGCTGCGAATCGCTTATCCCTAAGACCACTGTTTTCTCTCAGCGGCGGATTCGTCTAATGTTGCCCCTTGGTACGTCTTACAGATTGCAGGGTACTATCTAACTTACATGGATAGAATATCAAATCGTGAGATGTATGTCAAGTGAAATGAGGTGTTTTTTTTTTTGAGAACTTTATTGCTTTGTTTCGAATGAGATAGCGTGAATTGGGCCTAGGCTAGGGCAGCCCTTTAGAGGTGGATGAGGTGAATATAAGGTGAAGGTTTTGATTGTGTGAGAGGTCAAAGTGCGATAGGTGCAAACTATTGATTCGAGAGAGATGATAGGATTTGATTATGGACGGAAATCAAACAAATCAAACGGAGAGCAAAGGCACAAGAGGTGGTGTGCGTGCTGGTGCTGGTCGTCCTTCCATCATACGCAGAGCTATTCAACAGAGCAAAGGGTACAGGGTTGACCCGCTGTATGCTGCTCAGATTCTTAGCTTTGTGATTGATGAACGGAAAGCATGGCAACGTGTGTTTAATTCGGCGGATGACAGGGTGATATTGCAGGGGTTGATGTTTCTTGTGTCCATGCGCGACGGTAAGCCAGCACAGCAAATTAATGTCACATCGACGAACGTCAATCTTAATTTGAGTGATGTCGAGAGAGCACGGAGCATCGCACGTGAGATTAGAGGTGAGTTTGGCCCTACCCTTGACGCAACTGAGCTTGACACACCTAGACTAGGGACGAGCGAAGATGAGGTGAAGAGTGATAATCCGTATTCTGTTCTCCCGCGAAAGAACGGCGAAGACATTATGCTTCGGGACGGCGAGGGGGGCAAAAAGGATGGAGTGGCAGGGAAGGGATTGGAGGATTAACCCTACAAAATTTTTTCCACAAATTAACTCTACACCTTACACACATCTCATTAATCTCTCCGTGCTATAATGGTAGTGGGTGCTCTCAATGCTCATCCTCACCATTATCGACGGAACTGAGCTTCTCACAGCATATGAAAACGAGACACCACTATACGGAGAATCCAACGTAACCACAAGATACCAAAGGAGAAACAACAATGACAGCAATTCTCATCTCTTTGCTCATCGTACTCATTGGAGTACTGGCTGAACTCGGCGTCTACATTCACGAGCACGGGCTTCACAAGTTCAATCTCACCAAATTTAATGTAGGCAGCCTCACCTTCTGGGCTCTTGGTGATCGTGTCCTCATTGAAGAAGACCCCTTCCGTTCAGGCTACGAGTGCAGTAAGTGTGGTGGCCTTGGCAAAATCGCCTGTGACAACTGTGGTGGCACCCGTACCCGCAACGGTAAGAAGTGCTCTATCTGCGCTGACACCGATGGCTCTCTCACTTGCCCCGAATGCAGCGGTAAAGGTGGACTCATTGTCACTCCTGACATCGCTCAGCGTCGTCCCACTTCCGGCACCGTTAAGTCTGCTGGACGTAAGTGCAAGTACCTGAAGCCGGGTGATTCCGTCCTCTACTCCAACTTTGCAGGCTACGTGGTAGACCTCAACCGGGCTGGCACTCCAGTGACTCTCCGCATCCTTCACGAGACTGAAATCCTTGCTGGCATGGAAGGTCACCTCACCCTCACCAACCTCAAAGGTAAGAGTGATATCACCTCTTTTGCCCCCTAACGCTACTATATTAGTATCTCTCCTAAAGGAGAGATAGATTTATAGAGCCAAAAGGAGATTTGTATGATGAATAGAAAAGGAATTGAATGGGCTGCTGCCATCTCAGATGATCCACGGGCAACAGTCACCCAAGCCAAACATCACGATCCAGACGATCTGGTTGTAGTGCAAGGTGAATCGTTTCCCTGTCAAACCAAAATCATTGATGGTGAAATCTACATCAAGTGGGAAGATGCCAAACGATATGCCGAATGGAGAGTCCAACAGACACTTAAACACCAGCAGAGATTAGGCATCACTTTGCTGCCAGAAAGGATATGATGGTCTTGGGGCCGCGTTCAGAGTCACGCTCTTTTCTCCTTTCAGCGTTGACCAGCATCTTGCGGCCCCATTAATTTTATGGGGGTTATGGGCGAGAGGCTAAAGCCTGAGGCAGCTAGATTGGGCCACACAAGTACCTGCTGACCGGGGAAATGGGTGACTCAACCGGAAGTTCGAAACCTCCTAACCCCCGCTAGTTTGTCGGAGTAACTCAACGGTAGAGTAGCGGCCTGTTAAGCCGTGTGTTAGAGGTTCGATTCCTCTCTCCGACGCCAGTTTAAGAGGATGTGATGCCTAAGATTCCCAAAGTCGTTGCTGGATACCTTCCTGCTAACCGGGTAGCTGCTGAAGGCACAAGCTGTGGCACGTGTCGGGACTTCATCAAGGGCACCAGTGAGTGCATGATTGTCACTCAGCCTGAAGTCAATGCTAAGAAGACCACCTGCATCTTTTACATCCTTGGTCAGCCTCACGAGTATGGTCGTCCTCTTCGTCTAATTGACAACAATGTTGCTGGTGTAGTGAATGAGGCTCCTACCAAGTGTGGCAAGTGTAAACACTATGAACATCCTGATCGTCCTCGTTCTACGTGTGAAGGTGTAGGTGACAGTGAGGATGATCGTGTAGACTTTGGTGGTTGCTGTAATGCTTACGAACCCCGCAAATACTGAAATGTAACAACGATGACATCAACCCTTCAAAGGGCTGCTAGACCAAGGCGAGACTAAGATGAAGTGGAGAATGTTACCCATCCCCGATGATCCCAAGAGTGAGAAGTTCAGGATGGTTGTTCGTCTCAATTCTCTAGCTTCACTTTACTTCTTTGAGAAGTTTACACTCAAGCGGGACAAGCTCTCACCCAACCTGCACAAGCCCATCCTCGATAAACTGGAGAACAACATCCCCCGGTTCCTGTTCGAGATGCCACGGGACCACCTGAAGACTACGATGGTTACTGAGGGCCGTTCAATCTGGACTGTGCTTCCCTTTAACGAGGCGGATGAAGCTGCCATGAGGGAGCTTGGCTACGGGGATGAGTGGATCAGGTGGATGCGCTTCATCCATAATCCGGGTCGTCGCCGTCTCCTTGTCTCAGAAACCATTACCAATGCTGTGAAGTTAGGCATCCGGTTTGATTGGCACTTCACGGAGAACGACCTGTTCAAACATGCTTTCCGTGAAATCCTCCCTGACTCCAAGTGCATTTGGGGGCAAGAGTCCAAGCAGATCAAGACTAACCTGCGTGGCCCTAATGGTGAGGGCACATTCGACTTTATTGGCATTGGTGCTGCCCTCCAATCACGCCATTACAATGATGTGGATGAAGATGACGTAGTTGGCCGTGATGCCCTAAAGTCCGAGCTAGTGATGAACGATACTCACCAGTACCATCAGTTGCTCATGGGCGCTTTCCAGTCACTTAACGAGGGCATCTGGACTGTCACAAACAATAGGTGGGCACCCAACGACCTGAGCGCATGGATCAGAGAGAACAACAAGAAGGTGCCTGAGTCCAAGCGGTTCGTGATTGAACATCACTCTGCGTTAGGTGGATGCTGTACTCGTCACCCGGCTGGCAAGATTATATTCCCTGAGGAGTTCAGTGAAGAGGATTTCCAAGAAATCCGTGAGACTCAGGGTATGTACTACTTTAGCCACCAGTACCTTAATCTCCCGGTGAACCCTGAAGACTGTGTGTTCAAGCCTGAGTGGTTGCGTTACTACAAGGCAGCTCCATCACCCATAAACCCCGGACGACACTGGATTCAGCATGAGGTGAGAGAGGGTGAGGTATTAGCTGACACCAACCCCAAGACCCTCATTAAGAGTCTGGTGATTGACCCTAACCATGCCGAGGAGCGTGGCCGTGCGCGTCATGCTGTAGTGGTGACCGGATTTGATCCTGAAACAGACCGTATCTACCTGCTGGATGTATGGGCTAAGAGCAGTAGCTACGATGAGCTAGTTCGCAACATATTCAAGCTGGCTAGGCTGTGGGGACTGCATGATTATTGGCTGGAGAAGATAGCTGCTCAGCAACTCCTTCGCTATCCAATGGAGTACCGGAGCAAAGAAGAGAACTTCATGATGACTAAGCATGACTTGGTGGGTGAGCGTTCACCTAATGCCAAGCGTGATCGCATTGAGTCTCTGGAGCCTCTCTTCCGCAATGGCCAGATTTGGGTGCGTCACGATCAGACTGAGTTCTTGGACGAATACAGCACCTACCCCGGTTGCAGGACGCTGGACATTCTGGATGCACTAGGCTTTTCACCACAAGCATGGAATAGCTTCCACGCAAGGCGTATTTTAGATAAGGTAAGAGAACGCAGAGAACAAAGGAGTTCTCGCCGATCAATTACAGGATACTAGTATGATGAATTGGGCTTATGTTGCTGGTTTCTTTGATGGTGAAGGTTGTGTACGACAATACCAACCGGGGCTGTGTGTTCAAATTGTGCAGTGTGGGGATAGGGGAATAAAAGTCCTTACTGAAATTAGCGATTGGATGGAACAGCAAGGGATTAGATCAAAGATTCGTTCTCGACCACCTGCAAGGTCTGAAAGGCTTGAACGTCATACATTAGAACTTGCAGATAGGTTAAGTAAGCAGTATTTTCTGGAATCTGTACTCCCATATTTGCACGTTAAAAAATTAGAAGCTCAAGATACTGCTCGTTACCTTAAAGTGTTTCCTCCTACAAATGCTTGGAAGAAGCGTTTCAGCGGTATACTGGATAAAGTACGGGAGCGCCGTGAACAGAGAAGCTCCCGCAGATCAATTACAGGATATTGATATGGCGATACCTAAAAATCACGTTATTACGCTGGCTGAGAATCATCAGATGCCCTATGACCCTACAGTTTACAAGAATATGGGCACGTCTCCACGTTACCACGTCTATTGTAGCTGTCAATGGGAAGGCTGGACTCACTCCCTGCGTCAGGCTCACGTGTTTGTTATGAACCACCAGAACGCCCAGATTGCAAGGGGCAATACGGTGGAGCTAAGCATTCCTCCTGCGCTGGCTAATTGTACGGTGGCTGTGGCTGCCGGGAACCAACCTGAGCTGATACAGCCCTCTAAGGTTGATGACATTGCTGAAGCTGAGAAAGTGATTGAGATTGTGGAGCAGGAGACTGGAGCTACTGGTGAAGTGGTTGATGGAGTACCTGTGATTAATGAAGCTCATGATCCTGCGTTGGATGCTGCTGAGAGTGTGAAGGAGTAAGTATGGCTGAGCTGTTTCAGATGGTGGATGTTGATTGGGGCAAAGACATAGACGAAGACATGAAGTACTTCGTTGACCAGCAGCTTGAAACCCTGATTCAGGCTCACACAGAGCTACACAAGACCCTGCTTCCTAAGTGGCGGCGTATCTACCTTGGCCGTCCACAAGAAGAAGTCCGCAATACCCCATGGATGAATGCAGCCAACACTGTAGTTCAGGTGGTGGGTGAGACTGTAGACACAATGGTGGCCCGAGTGATGGGACTGGTGTGGGCTACTCGTCCACTATGGGCGTTCCAGAACTTCCGCAAAGCCAAGGGTGACCGTCAAAAGCTGGCCTACGAGACTGAGCGCCGTGTCCTTGAAGAGTTCATGGATGTGGTGGGCTATGAACCTGCCGAACTAAACCTCCACCCCATAGAGGCACTGTGGTATACCGAGGCAGCCAAGCTCGGAACAGCGTTCTTAGGTATAGGCTTGGAGGATCAGACGGAAGCTGTAGTCGTTGGATATGCTGAGGGCAAGAGCATCCGTGGCCGCGACCATACCATCTATGCAGGCCCGAAGGTCTACAACCTACGCCATGAAGACATTCTCGTTAACCCTAAGTATGACACTCTGGAGGAGGCTGACTTCGTTGCCAAGAAGCGCACGTTAAGCAGGTTCCAGTTGGAGGAGCGTGCATTTAATGGACACTACAACAAAGAAGCTGTTGAAGACATCCTCACCCGACCTGATAGGTGCCAGCCATCTGAGCCGGAGCGTCAGGAGCTACAGGATCAAGGTGTAAGTTCTCCAGCTCGTCCTGATACTACTGCTGAGTGGGACATCTATGAGTGTTACTTCCCGTTCCTGCATAAGGGCCGGAAGTGGCGCATCATCTACACCTACCATAAACTGACGAAGACGGTGATGCGTAAGGTGTTTAACTTCCTGCCTGCCAACGACCTGCCCATTAAGAGGGCGAAGTTAGGATATCGGACTGGTGGGATGTATGGTCATGGTTACTCGGAGCTGCTTGAGATTTATCAAGAGGAGCTTTCAACAACTCATAATCAGAGGCTTGACAATGCAACTGTGGCTAATATTCGTGCTCTACGGGTTAGTCCCCGCGCTCGGGCCTTGGATAGTAACTGTGAGTTATTCCCGGCTGCACTTCTGGTGGCTGAGAAGGACGAAATCGAGAGCATCCAAGTAGGTGACGTTTATCCTTCTACGTTTAAGAACGAGGAGATGACATTAGGACTGGTGGCCCGGAGAGCGGGTATTACTCCTGCTGTGAGTGGTAGCGGAACTGGTGGGATGATGAAACGTCCCCAAGTTTACTCCAGTCAGGGCACCCTTGCAGTGATGCAGGAGAACAACAGCGTGGTAGGATTTGCCACGTCTGAGTTCCGTCATGCACACACCGTTCTGGGCACATCTCTAGTTAAGATGTATGGCAAGTTTGGCACCTTTGGTAAAGAGGAGCTGTTTGGACTGGATAGTGACAAGCTGCACTCTGGACTACAGGTATTTGGGAAAGGTTTAGGCATTCCAATACGTGAGTCTAGTGGGAGCATCAATAAGGAGATTGACAAGCAGACTGGAATGTTGATGGCTGGAATACTTCAGCGTCATTGGACTGCTATGGGCCAGCTCATTCAGAGCATCAGTAACCCAATGGCCCCACCGGAATTTAAGAAGTATGCTGTTGGTGTTGTGTTTAGTGCAACAGAATTTCACAGAAAGGTTATGAGGGACTTTGGTTATGATCCAGAACTATATATCCCCGACTCACCAATCGACCCAGAGAGTGCAGAGGGAGGAGGCCAACCGCAGAATCCGGGAGCTGGCCCTCAAGGGGGAATGGCCCCCGACGGGTCATCCTTGGGAGATGCTGGCCAAGCTGCCCAAGCAGCAAGTGGCAACCTTCTTCCAAGGGGAGACGTGGGGAGCGGTGCGTCAGGGCTTGCTCCGTTCACGAGATGACTACGTGCGGGTGGCTATGAATGCTGACAAATCACATGAAGTAAGGGAGCAGGCAGCAGGTACAGCAAACTTTATAGACTATATGCTAGACTTTATTGAGAAAGAACTCCCGGCTTTTCATAAGCTGAGAGCAGAAGGAGAGGAACAATAACATGCCTTTTAATAATCCATTCAAGAAAGACGGCGAAAACAATCCACCCAATCCAGAAGCTAATGGTGGTAATGGTGAGCCTAAGAAGACTGATGCTGAACTGTTGGCTGAGACTATCAATGGTGCTCTTACGGCTGCACTTAAACCTGTAACTGAAGCGGTAGGTGCGGTGAATGCACGGGTTGAGGCGTTTGAGAAGCGGTTTGAGAAGAAGCCTCCTGAGAATAATGAGCCTGAAGAGTTTGCTAGTGTGTTTGAGAATGAAGACTTGGCTATTGGTCAGCGCGTAGTAAAGGCTGTTGGAC